CCAGAGGGTTGGTGTTCCTCGGGGCGAAGAGCGAAGGAGTAGACGTTGATACCAGTATCCGGGGCACGGGTGTGGTGTTGGAAGGGTTGGACAACATCAAAGTATGATCCTTCACGCTCAGAGAATCTATCCTGTCCGTTAAGTTGCAACTTGGCAGTAACAACTGGGTTTTCACCCCAGCAGTGAAGGTCAAGGGCAGTCTCTGCAAGAACGAATGTTCCGGCATCAGAAAGAGATGATCCGCTGACAGCTCCAGCTTGGTCAGTGAATGGGGTAAGGTTGTTGATACCAGTAGACCAATCCACTGCGACATTAAGTCCGGAAGCATCAATTCCACCAGGCATCTGGAAAAGACCAGATGAGTTGATGAAAGCATTGACACCAGATGTCTCAGCAGGTCCACCGAAAGCATGGATAGCAGGAGGAAGAGCATCAATGGCATCGGTGTAGTTGAATGGCTGGGCACCAAGAGTGCGGAAAAGAACTTGTCCGCTGTCAAGGGAAGCGCAATAATCAACGTTGGCATCAGGTTGAACAACCCAGATGAGTTCCTTGCAAGGATGGTTGAAGTTCAACTTGATCTTGTTGGAAGAGGAACCAACAGATTCATCACCAGTGAACTGAACCTGCTCAATGAGGTACTCGTGGGGGTTCTGGGCCATCTTTCTGCGTTCATCCGTATCAAGGAATACGTAATCAACATAGAGAGAAGCAGCAACAAGCGATTGTTGGTAAGCAGAAGACACAGTGACAGTTCCAGAAGGTGATGCAGTTAGAGACTTAACAGCCCACAAGCACTCGCCAATAGGACGGAAATCAATGTTGATCTTGACTTCGTGGTATTGAAGAGCAATAAGAGGAAGGGCAAGACCAGGGTTTCTGCAAAACCAGAAAAGAAGGGGAACATAAAGGGTGGTCTCTGGAAGAGCCTTGCGGGGAGCGCAAACCTGGGCAGGTCCTCCGGCAGCGGCACAGGGTCCAGTGACATCAGCGAAGGTAGGATCAGTGATGTAGGTAAGTTGGGTGGTGTGACCAACCATCTTGTAGTAACCCTTAAGTTGCTCGGATGACATGGTAAGTTGGTTCCAGATGTGCATCCAGTCACCATATTGACGATCAATTCTTTGACCTCCAATTTCAACCTCAACCTGAGCAATAAGTTGCTCTCCGGGGAAATCTAACCAACGGGCATAGACTCCATCAGTGGCAGCAACGGAAACAAGGGTTTGATCAATTTGAGGAAGAGTGACCTGAAGGTAGGTGCGGTAAGCAAGATCACCATTTCTGGAGATGGTGCATGTCACACGGCGACCAAAATCAGCCTGTCCGGAGAATGTCTGTTCAATGCTCTCCATAGCAAAGTTGGTGTGTCTGCGGTATGAGACCTTCCAGAAGGTGATTTCGGGGGTTCCAGTAAGAAAGACGTCTTGGGCGCCGTAGGCGACAAGTTGCATAAGACCACCAGCCATTTTTTTATATACTACGAAAAGAAAAAAATATTGGGGGTTTTTGCTAAATAAATGAATATATAAATATAGACCATTGAATATACAAGATTTATTCAATACTACAAACACAATAATACTATAACTATTTCACATCATAATATGCAATAAAACTATAATTATTTAGAAAAATTCATATTAGATATCACAAAATTTTCTAAATAATTTTCCATAAAGACTTCGCGTTTGTTTTCATGTTTTTTCGTAAATATGTAACTATCCCCATTTTTCTTTATAGACCAACCCGTATCTAAAGCATTCATTATAAACACCATTTTTTGGAAATGAGGTTTGTCCATTTGAATATTATTGTTTAATTCTATATTTATTTCAGTGGTTGACATATATATTTTCAAAATATAACATAAAATCATTATTTACGAGTAAAACCATTTGATAATAAAATCACATACATAAATATATAGTGATCACCATTCCTTCATATGAATAATCAAAAAAATGTAAAATATACTAAAATAAATACAATTGATGAAAAGCACACGGAAATGGTAAATAGATTCATGGATATAGAAGTCCATAAAATACCGGAGCTGCAATTAGAATTAAAACAGATTAAAAATGCATTGAAAACCTGCGATGGAATATCTATTGAAAAAATCATGGACTTGCAGGATTCTTATAAAAAAATAAAAAAGGATATTGCAACCATGAAAAATGAAAAGAACAAATATTTTTTAGAAAATTCCAAATATATTTTCAAATATTTTGAAGATAAAAAGAAAATATCGGTGGGGGACAATGTTCAAAATACCAATAAAGTCAATTCCTTTTTCAAAATCAAAGAACATTTTTCAATGGATGAATCTAAAAATACCGAAATAAACAATGTGGAAAATTCCAAGAACGTCTATCAAAATTATTGGAAAAACGTGAAGAATGAAATAATCAATGTAAAGGATTTTGTAATCCCATCGGATGTATGTGAATCATGCCGTGCGGGAGAACTTATACCCCAAGATGAAGAAGGTATATTAATATGTAACAATAACAGATGCGGCAAATTCATTACATATATAATAGATAATGCCAAACCTAATAATAAAGAACCCCCCAATGAAGTCTCATATACTGCATATATTCGTCTCAATCATTTTAAAGAAATATTGTCGCAATTTCAGGCGAAAGAAACGACGCAAATACCGGAAGAAGTCATAACTGCAATACGTAATCGTATTAAAAAAGAGCGCATCAAAGATATGAAAGAATTGAATTATGATAAAATGCGCGAGATTTTGCGAAAACTGGGACTAAACAAATATTTTGAACACATTCAATATATCAACTCTATTTTTGGAATAAAACCGCCAATCATGAATGAACAATTGCATGAAACATTGTGTGTATTATTTATTGAGATTCAACAGCCATGGGCAATTCACTGTCCCGTCAATAGAACCAATTTTTTCAATTATACCTATACATTGTATCAGTTGTGTGTATTATTGGGTCAAACGCAATATTTACCCTATATTCCACTCATGAAAGACCGCACAAAACAATTGGAACAAGATATGATATGGAAAAAGGTGTGCGAAGACTTGGATTGGGAATTCTGCGGAACAATATAAAGACAATAATAATAAATCAATAATGTATCCTTTCAAAATTATTTACTCTACTAAAGAACAAAAAGAACAACACAAGGATGAAATATATGGTTATGCGAATGATTTATTGGAAATCAAAAAAATAATATACAAATACGCGGATGAATATATTTGTGAGAATAAAAAGAAGATATTTCGTGAAATGGAAGAGAATGATGAAATTTCAATACATACATTTTACAAAATGTTTGATTCACTCCCAAGTGTAAAATATTTTGATATATCGCCAAGAACATGGAATGAATACGAAATAGATGAAACAGAATTACATGAATATTTTTTGTCCCATTTTACATCAACATAACGGATTGTATTATCCAATAGTGTATGTTCTTACAATCTTACTATCTCACGCTAATATTTTATTTTGTATAAAATATTATGTATTGTTTTTTTACATCACAGGAAACTTGACGAGGTTGAATCCTACACCAAGTCCGGCACCTTGTCTGACGGATGATCCCATTGATGGGATAAAGACATCAAGGATGCTGAATGTGGCAGCAGCGGTTAGTGCAATGATAACAATCTCTTCAACGTTAAGAGACTTCTTGGGGACAAGAACGGCAACAATTGCCACAACAAGACCTTCTACAAGATATTTGATGGCACGTTTAACAAGTTCTCCAAAATCAAAACCGCTCATTTTGTTTTATATATTATAATAAAACAAAAAAATATTATGTCAAATAAATATGCTAAAATAATAGCATCAAATAAAACATGCTAAACCCTAAAGTAAAATACTAAAACACAAAAATAATATAAACACAATAATATCTTTATGGTATTCATCTAAATGTCTGGTTTTGAAAGAAAAACATTGAATAATGGAACCCCCAATCCTAAATATATTGATGTATGTGACGAAGATCAACCCATTGCCGGTCAAAAATTCGTGTGCATGTCGTTCATCTCTCCCGAAAAAGTGCTAAAGCAACGCGAACTCTTTTTATTCCAACATTTTGTGAAACAATGGGATTTAACTAAATCGTTGGACAAGTTCTCCGAGTTTCTGCATTTCCTATCCTATAAATACAGTCTAAATATTGAAAATGTGATTCAAGATTTGAATGAATTTATCAAAGAAGAAGAACCTAAACTGAAAGAGGAAACCATTGAAACCGATTTTTATAATTTCATGGATAAAAACGAAGTACGCCTAAATGAAAAATTCAACAAAGAACACGAATTCCAAACATCCGTCCGCGGTCTCAAAGTGCGAGGGGTGTTTTCCACTCAGGAAGAAGCGGAAATGAAATGCAAAACCCTGAGGGAATACGATCCCAATCACGATATTTTTGTAGGACCCGTTGGAATATGGATTCCATGGGACCCGGATGCTTACAAAACGGGTAAAATTGAGTTTATGGAAGAAGAGCTCAATCAACTACACCAAGAAAAGATGAAAAACGAGGCCAAGGCCAAACAAGAGTTTGAACAACGTATTAAGGAGACCAAAAAGAAGGCCATAGAAGAGAATATCAAATTGGCAAATAAGAGTGGAAATGTTCTTACTCAAACCATGGACGAAGAGGGCAATTTAATTGGTGTAAAGGATACTGTGGATTTTGATTCCCGCGAAGCCGCAGAAACCGATACGTCTAAAGTGCGCGAACAACAATATGCCGAGGCCGTGGAACGATTGGCGGAAAAGGAGGATTAACCTTTTACCCGAACAAACCCCGCATCGCGGGTTTATTCAATTTTTTATTATTTTTATGTGTAAAAAATTGAAATGCTTTATTACCAAATCAGGTATGATAAATTGCACAAAGCAATAATAAAATTACATACCAACGCACAAACAAAACAGCTCTTCCAAAATGCAAATGCCTGTGAAATACTTCAAGGAAAATAAAATTCCTAATGTACGTTCGTTAGATCATCCA